CATTGTTCAATCTCCGAAATCGTACTCTGCATTATAGCCAGAGATCTCAAAGCCATACGGGGCACTTTGAGTTATGTTTATTGTGGGTTGAGGTCCGTACTCTCCCACTACAGGGATAGAATGGAATCCAGGCTCATCCAGGACAACAGCAATGGGACTATCTGCTGGGACAGTAAGGACTGGATACCCTGCGGCAGTACCACCCCTTGCCTGATTGAACAGCACTCTTAGTCGGCTTACATTCTTCTCACGACCAAGAGTTGAACCCTTACCGGGGATCATTAGTTCAGGGATATTGGGAGCAAGAGTCATGGTGTAATTGTAGCCAACAACAACAACTGCCGGAGCAGAGGGGTGAGTTGGAAATGGAAGTATCCCACCAAGTACAGTCTGCACCGGATTGGCAGATACGTAAACACCGTCAGCGATGGCCGCTAGAACATCTCCCACGACATAAGGGGATCCAGGAATACAGTAACTTACTGCTATGCCCCCAGCATTGACGGCCATGTCTACTAATAGGTCTCCCCTAGCAGGATCTGAAGTGAAGAAGATTCCATACCCAGTCGAAGTCCTGGCAAATAATGAAGGATTACCATTGTCATCCACAGTGCCAAGAATGTCCTCGATTGTGAAGTTGTCGTTCTTCCACTCTGACCAGCCAAATACATGGTTCTGCGGAACATAACTAAGGCACCACAACTTACCAGCGTCAGTCAAAGCAAAGAGATACTGAGTGGCAGTTCCAACCACGGCTATCCTGGTGATAACTTCTGACTTCGTTATGTGTCTAGCAAACTGCATGAGGTCGTCACTCTCGTACCTTCTGCGTCTCTCTTGATATCCCATGGACCGGACAGTCTTACCGTCTCTTTGTATGAAGACGATGTTACTCCCGAAGACAGCCGATTCTGCGTTACCCCTAGATCCATATTCCGATTGCGATGAAACATTTATCTGGGTAGGCAGGAGTGGAGCGTCCGCTACAATGTATTCCTCTTCTCCAGTCCCAATGAAGAGTGTGTTCAGGTGACTTTTCATCCATGATATGGCGCCCCCCTTCTTTGAGTTTATCTGGAAAGACAGACCGTCATTCGCAAGTTCCCCAGTTGTGAAGTCCCTCGTTGATCCGGACTTCGTAGAGATCAGCGTAACGCCTAGATTCTGGGTTGAGGTAAGCCTTGGCAAGAGACTGCCAGAAATGTCTGAATTGAATCCAGCAAGGAATACTCTGCTTTGATGATACTCTATGTTCTTCATTTCCATGAGAACACTAGGGGTGAAACCTGAACCCTCTGGGACAGTTGGATGTATGGCGGAACCCGTAAGTTTCCAATACGCCGATGGGCCGACCCCAGTCCCAGACACAGGGGACAGATTTAGTCCACCTTCCACCTCTTGCTTCCCAACACGGAATACTTGCGAGTCCACTATGGGGTTGGAGTCTCCGACAACTGCGGTGTGGCGAACCGTTATGCTGGCCGAAGTCGCCGAGGTCAGAACCTTATTTGTGAATACAGGGGTGTAACTGGTTATAGATGTAGAAGTGGACGGGCACCCGACCATGCCCACCCTCTGGACTTTATAGGAACCATTGGTATCCGACCCCCTTACTAATACTTCAGGGGTAACTCCATTCCGAGGGGCGGGCCGCCCGTCAGCCATAACCCCAGCGTCGTCCGTGGACGCAAGTTGCATTACAAGGGTGAAGTGGTCATCGGTAATGAGTGCTGCTTCCAGCGGATTGCCTTGTATTGCAACTATATAAAGAGTTCCGGCTTGACCTTGCAGGGACGGGTTTAGTGCCTTGTCCGAAACATAGAAATAGGTAGTTTTATATCTAACTCCATGCCTATAGAGGACGAACCTGCCTACGGCACCCAGGTCTAGGCATTTCTCATGGTCCGTATCGAAACTCGAACTTATGCTAGATAAGGCAGTGGCCGTTCCCAAAGGCAACGCACTCCAGATGGCATCGGGAATTACCCCTGAAGGGGTAACTGTATCGGGAGTTAGAACCTTGCCAACATTAACCCAGTTTTTGTATGGCCCAACCCAGTCATAGGAGGGCATGTCTACACTCTGACCTGTTATATCCGTAGAGGTCGAGAAGAGTTCAAGCCCTGAGGTATAGAAAGCGTTATCTCCAGGATCAACAGACCCAGGCATACCAATGAAGGTAAACTCGTACCGTCCATCCTGTATCCCCGTGACAGAAACTCCGCTTCCCCCAGCAGTAAGCAGCGTGGCAAGGCCAGACGAATCGGAGGAAATCCGTAACACATCTCCATCGCTAACTCCATTAGAGAAGGTAAGGCTATCTGCTCCATTGAAATTTATTCGGACAGTAGTACTGGTCATAAATGGACTGCTTATTGTGCCGAGATCAAGTTGCACATCGGAAAGCGAAGTAACATCCACACCGTCTTCAAGTCGTATACCGTAACTGTAGTAGTCGTATGTTCTGACAGTGGTATCTGATTGACGATCTCCAAGATAGGTGTAGAGTGGGACCGAGTTTAGGTCAGTGTCAACTGGAGGTGCTATTTTCCAGATTTCCTCGCTATTCGTCCGTGGTATATATTTGAAGACAGGGCTCACCGGTGGCCATAATCCATTATTATAAAACTTGACCTTGCCACAATCCCGCTCCTGGAAGTAGGGGGTTACCGATGTGAATAGTTTACCACGGCCCGATTGGTTACCAGTCAGTGCAACCCAAGTCATCGTCGTTTCTGGGGTACTTGTTACTAGATCCGAGTTTATCGAATCAATCCTAGACCTTACTTCAGTATACGACCCGCTAGTCGTTTTCGTAAACTCATGCACAAACAAGCCAGCAGAAGTCAATAGGAATAACTCAGTACCCGTCGAGCAAGCGTCTTCAATTAAGAAACCCGTAGTCTCTACGTATGTCCCTATAACTGTTGAGCCGAAACGTATTTTATATCCGAGATCGTAGCCAGATATAATGAAAGTGTCACCATATCCATTCACGAAGTCATACGCTTTTTTCCCGTTAGTAACTGACGACGAGTAGACACTGCCCCATCGCTTACGAGCAGATCCAGTTTCAGACAACATACCATTCTCCAGGGTACGACACCCCTTCTGGTACATCATGCTTTCATATTGTGCCCTAATATTAGGGTCCACCTCTCCGAAGCCGAATGCTTGCTGTGCGATATAGACCATTACATATCCCTAACGCCCAGTAGGCTTGTGTAACCCAGGATTTGAGGCGTACCTTCTTGTCCGTCTACTCCCTTGGCAGCGGTAATGGCCTCTTTAGCCATTAGGTCGAGTTGACCGATCTCATTTGCAGACTTGCCAAAGTTGGTAGCAACATAGACGGCGAGGGCCATCCCCATTGCATGTTGAGTTAAGGATCCCAGTAAGGAGATATCGGCATCCTCTACATCAAAGACATACTCGATTCGGGCTTCTTTCTGGTTCGTAAGGAATGCCCTATATTTGGTGCCACTTACCGTCAGGATTTCAATCTCCCATATATTCGTGTGAATATTAGGATTTCCTCCTATGTGGTTTGGCCTGTTCTCTAGGCCATTCAATCGCCATACACGAAGTATGTCGTCAGGCAACTGATAGGCATAATCCCACCTGTTGAGGACGGCATTCTCTGTCGTCGTGGTAGTAAGTGCTACTAGGTCAACTGTCTTCTTCGCCCCATTCCATACATGGTCTGTCAGGAACTGCTTCTTGAAGAGCGGGAACACACGGGTAAGTAACGTCTGTTGGGGGCTGGAACCTACTGTATCGGCTACGGTCGCAATGCCTAGCGTATTCAATGCGGTATTCCAGATATCTAAAACTGCCAAGGCTTGCACCTCCTTCAAGAGTCCAGGGACTATCGTAGCGATACCGGGTATCACTACTTCCAGGTTATTTGTTGTCGGCCCTACAGCCGTGACTATATCAGAAATGGATGCATTATCCGTAAATAATACAATTCGATCACTAATCGTACTTAATGAATCCCCGGACGAAGACGAGTCGGTAACGGATAGTTGCATACCCCTAACCAGCAACTGTACGTCAGAAGTCGAGGAACTGTCCGTTATGTTGAGTATTAGCCCTTTGGTTACGGCTAGCGTGTCTGAAGTGACCGTGTGGTCTGTAGCATGCCCAAGTGCCACCAAGAGTGGATGGGGGAAATACTGTCGAGTTGCCTTAGTTACGGCCAGAGTATCTGAGGAACTACTAGAGTCAGTCTTAGTGAAGACCTCGGAACCAGACTTGATTGCCGAAAGGTCGTCGGATGCCGTGCTGCTATCTGTACTTACTTGAGTAACCGATTTGGTTACGGCTAGGGTATCTGAGGAAC